ATGACAGAACAACTTATCACGGAGATACAGCGAAAAATGCTGCCGTATCTCAACAACGAACAGCTCATGCACCTTCGGGATGCAATGGCTGAGACATTGGAAGGGGCAACGATCACCTATGATGGCAGCGCAATTCCAGCAGCAGAAGAGACGGATGCAGTCGAAGCATTTATCACGGCAAAGCGGATCGAAGGCTGTTCGGAGAAAACCCTGAGCTACTACCGGAAGACGATTGAGGCTCTGATTGCCGGAGTCGGAAAGGCTGTACAACAGATCACCACAGATGATTTGCGCCGCTATCTGACAAGCTATCAAATTCAGCGAAGGTCGAGCAAAGTGACCATAGACAACATCCGCCGGATACTGTCCAGCTTCTTCTCATGGCTTGAAGATGAGGATTTCATTGTGAAAAGCCCGGTACGCCGGATTCACAAAGTTAAGACTGCAAAGGTGGTCAAGGACACCTACACCGATGAAGCGTTAGAGCTGATGCGTGACAACTGCACAACAGCACGGGACTTGGCGATGATTGATCTTCTGGCTTCCTCTGGAATGCGTGTTGGTGAGCTGGTCACACTAAACCGCGAAGACATCAACTTCAATGAGCGCGAATGCGTTGTTATCGGCAAGGGTAATAAAGAACGATTGGTCTATTTCGACGCAAGGACGAAAATCCACCTTCAAAACTACCTTGAGGGGCGAACGGATGAAAACCCAGCTTTGTTTGTTTCCCTGAAAGCTCCCTTTGACCGATTGATGATTGGCGGAGTGGAGACACGCCTTCGGGAGCTGGGAAAGCGTCTGAATATCCCGAAGGTTCACCCTCACAAGTTCAGGCGTACACTGGCTACAACTGCCATAGACAAAGGAATGCCCATAGAGCAAGTCCAGCAGCTCTTAGGGCATCAGAAAATCGACACCACCATGCACTATGCAATGGTGAAACAACAGAATGTGAAGCTGGCACATAGAAAATACATCGGATAGGAGGGTGTACCGCATGACAGAATGGATTGAGTGTACTCTTGATAAATTAGGAGAAATAGTTGGTGGGGCAACCCCATCTACAAAATGTGAAGACTACTACGGAGGCAGTATTCCGTGGATAACGCCCAAAGACCTATCTTCTTTCAAAGGAAGATACATAACCAGCGGGGAAAGAAATATAACCGAAAAGGGACTTGCGTCATGTTCTGCACAAATGATGCCGAAAGATGCTGTTCTCTTCACATCACGCGCTCCCATTGGTTACGTCGCAATCGCTTCTCAAAGTGTTTGTACCAATCAGGGATTCAAGAGTATTGTCGTAAATGAAAAAGCTGATCCGCTATTTGTTTACTACCTTTTGAAGTACAACAAGGACGCTATCGAAGCGATGGGAAGCGGAACCACCTTTAAGGAAGTATCAGGAAAAACGATGAGGGCTGTTAAGGTACGCATTCCCTTAGATGTCAGCTATCAAAAACGAATTGCTGCTGTGCTGGATAGCCTTGATACCAAAATTGAAAACAACGAAAGGATAAACGATAATTTACAGCAGCAGGCTCAGGCGATTTACTCTTCAATGTTCATTGATAACCCTGATCCTGCATGGTCGCATGGACATCTATCTGATCTCATAACCGTAAAATACGGTAAAGACCACAAGAAATTAGCTGATGGTATCTATCCCGTCTATGGCTCTGGTGGGATAATGCGCTATGTTGAGCGCCCTCTGTATAATAAGGAATCAGTTCTGATTCCAAGAAAAGGGACTCTGAACAACGTCATGTATGTCAATCAACCGTTTTGGTCTGTTGACACCATGTTCTACACCGAAATGAAACTTCCGAATGTAGCGAAGTTTGTATATCACTTTGTCAAGGCAAAAGACCTCGCATCAATGAATGCTGGATCCGCCGTCCCAAGCATGACAACGGATATATTGAATGCGATGGAAGTTGTCATCCCCTCCGCATCAGCCCTTGAAGAGTTTGAATCTCTGGTTGCGCCAATGTATGAGGCTATGGAAGCAAACGATGTTCAATCGAAAGCACTGTCCCAAATCCGTGATACCCTGCTGCCGAAGCTCATGTCCGGCGAGATCGACGTCTCCGACGTTCAGCTCTAAGCCGCTAAATTATCGTTTACGTTAGGAGGGATGAGATGAAATACTGCTTTTACTACGATGAGTCTGAGCATAGCAGGGTCATCAATCTCTCAACCGTTACTGGTGAGACATATTATGATGGTTTTCTGGCAGCTATTATCGGGTGGCGCAGCGATCACGAAACAGCTTTTGAACAGCGTTATCATGCTTTTGAAGAAAAATACGCTGATAGGAAGAAAAAAGGAGAGCTGAAAAGCGGAACGATAAAGCCGAAGCAGTTAGTTCATGGATTTGCCTCTCTCAACGAAGCAAATGTAAAGCTGCTTGGAGATTTCTTCTCCATCTTTGATGAGAACAGCTATATCTATCTGTTCTGTGCAAGCAAAATCGAATACGTTATCACCCAGATTTTCAAAGGCTATCGCAATAGCGTCTTCTTTGATATGGACGCTGCACGCTACTCAATAGTCAAAGCGATAGTTACATACCGACCCACAGAGGTAATTGAAAGCCTGTATAAAAGTCCAGCGGAGTTTGTAGCTGCGTTAATGACATTCTTGACGAACCGGATTAGGCGTAACAAAGAAAACCGCGAATTGAAGGCGCAGGAAAGCACGGCATTTGAAGCCGTCCTTTATGTCCTGAATAACGTCGATGTTCCGCAGTCCCTCACTTGGGACTACCATTCGCAGTTTGTCGGGTTTGGAAATTTCCTGAGCAGCAAGGGCATTCTTGATTATTCAGTCTTGCTTGACAAGGAAGGTGAAGCAGGAGACGAAAGCAAAACTCTCATTGCCGCGAAAGAAGCCAGTTTGAAGAATTGCGAAGAGGCAGACTCGATAGACCACTTTGGAATTAGAATGGCTGATATGCTGGTAGGAATTATCGGCAAACTGATGAAATCGCTATACCATTCCTTGACACCGACGCAGGACAGTCCCCGCATTGCGAAGACTCTTCTTAGCAAAGAATGGTTCAGACTAACCGATGGGCAGTTACAGCTATACAAGCAGCTTTATCATATCGTGTTCGAGATCAACAATGATTGGTATAAGGTCTATGCCGGTAATTATTCAGATGACCTTGTTAGCTTTTTGGGACTGCTGGATTTCATGAATCATTTCAATTCATCTAAAGACAGCGAACAAGACTTTGATATGCAACCGGAGTATTGTAATAGCTGCATCTGCCAAAGACTTGAAACCCATTTTGAGCAGATGAAAAACAAGCTGCCTGTTGAGCCGGTGAAAGATCAAGAAAAGGATTTTTTTTAGGAATCGACGCGGCGCAAAAGTTTATCACGATGTAGACAGACAACCCATTCTGGAACTCACCAAAGGAAAAAACGCCTTTGTAGTTCTTTCTGTCGGTATTGCAAAGGGCGGCATCCCATTAGTCACTGTTGAGGCATCGCCTGAAAATCTATGTTATAGGCTGCCTGTACAGTTGAACGAATGGGCAATGACGCTGGTTTCAATGGCAAATACAGGGGAAGATTTATTTCCTGCTGAGGTAATCTTCACAAAAGCTGAAAACCGCATCTATGCGGATATTATATAGAGGGAGTTGAGTACAAATGTCGGGCTATTTTACCGAATCAAATTATGAGAATGCCGTCTTGCAGCTTCTCAATGAGGATCTTGGATATACCTATGTCTATGGACCGGACGTGGAGCGCGATTACCACTCTCCGCTTTATGAGGATGTCCTGCTGCCCTCTTTGCAGCGAATCAACAAAAACTTGCCAATGGATGCTCTGACGGAGGCAATCTATAAGCTCAAAAACTTTGAAACCGGAACGCTTTTGCAGAAGAACATGGTCTTTATGGACTACCTCCAAAACGGAGTCCCGGTAAAATACTATGACAAGGGTGAAGAACGCTCTACCCTTGTTTACCTTGTAGACTTCAAAAATCCTGCCAGTAACGAGTTCACAGTTGCGAATCAATGGACTTTCATTGAGAACTCCGAAAAAAGACCAGATGTGATTCTCTTTGTCAATGGTCTCCCACTCGTCATTGTGGAGTTGAAGTCTCCGTCCCGCGAAGAAACCGATGCTTCCGCAGCATACCGCCAGCTCCGGAACTATATGTATGAGATCCCCTCTATGTTCATTTATAATGCGGTATGTGTCATGAGCGACTTGACCACTTCAAAGGCTGGTACAATCACGTCCGGCGAAGACCGCTTTATGGAGTGGAAAACAACAGACGGCAGCTATGAGAATACGCAACACGCATCATTTGACACATTCTTTGTAGGACTGTTTGAGAAGACCCGCTTCCTTGACATCGTGAAAAACTTCATCTGCTTTAATGTGGATGGACAGAATACTTTCAAGATACTCGCCGGGTATCATCAGTATTTTGCAGTCAAAAAGGCGATTGAGTCTACAAAACACGCAACAGTGACGGACGGTAAGGGTGGCGTCTTCTGGCATACACAGGGCAGCGGAAAATCGTTGTCTATGGTCTTCTATGCTCATTATCTGCAAGAAGCGTTAGAAAGCCCCACTATCGTTGTCATTACCGACCGTAACGATCTGGACGACCAGCTTTACGGACAATTCGCCCGCTGCAAGGACTTCCTCCGGCAAACGCCGCAGCACGCTGAGAGCCGCAAGAATCTGAAAGAACTGCTTGCAAACAGACAGGCAAACGGCATAATCTTCACGACCATGCAGAAGTTTGAAGAAAGCAACGAAGCTCTTTCGGAACGCCGGAACATTATCGTGATGGCTGATGAAGCGCATCGCGGGCAATATGGTCTCAATGAGAAGGTTGTGGTCAAGCAGAAGGACAACGGCGAAGTCGAGGCGAAAACCGTTATCGGCACTGCCCGCATTATAAGAGACACGCTTCCTAATGCGACCTACATTGGATTCACCGGAACACCGATCTCCACAAAAGACCGCAGTACACGAGAGGTCTTCGGTGATTACATCGACATCTATGATATGACTCAGGCAGTTGAAGATGGCGCGACCAGACCCGTCTACTACGAGAGCCGTGTGATTCACCTGAAACTCGACGAGAACACCCTCCATCTGATCGATAATGAGTATGACATTATGGCTGACAACGCCGATCCGTATGTCATTGAAAAGAGCAAAAAGGAACTTGGTCAGATGGAAGCAATCCTCGGTGCCGACCAGACGATCAATTCCTTGGTAAATGACATTCTTGATCATTACGAGAATTACCGTGAGAATATCCTAACCGGCAAGGCGATGATCGTTGCTTATTCGCGTCCCATAGCAATGAAGATTTATAAGCGCATTCTTGAGCTACGCCCAGCGTGGACGGAAAAGATTGCAGTGGTCATGACGCAAGGCAATAACGATCCCGAAGAATGGCGTGAGATTATCGGCAACAAAGCTCATAAGGACGATATGGCGCGGAAATTCAAAGACAATAACTCTCCGCTGAAAATCGCTATCGTCGTGGATATGTGGCTGACCGGCTTTGATGTTCCCTCCCTCGCTACGATGTATGTCTATAAGCCAATGGCTGGACACAACCTGATGCAAGCTATCGCCCGCGTCAATCGTGTCTTCAAAGATAAAGAAGGCGGTTTGGTTGTTGATTACGTCGGTATTGCGGCTGCACTGAAACAGGCAATGAACGACTATACTGCCAGAGACAAGAAGAACTATGGTGATACAGATGTAAGCAAGGCTGCATATCCGAAGTTCCTTGAAAAGCTCTCTATTTGCAGAGATTTGTTCCACGGATTCAGTTATGAGAAATTCATGACCGGAAGCGACCTCGACCGTGCAAAGCTTATCAGCGGCGGCGTGAACTTCATACTCGGCAAGAGTGTTGCAGAGTACGATCTTCCCGACAATGAGAAGACACAGAATGTGTTTATCAAAGAAGCGCTACTTCTCAAGCAGGCACTTTCGCTGTGCAGCAGCTTGGTAGACGAGCAAACTCGCATGGAGGCGGCTTTCTTCGAGTCCGTAAGAACAATGACCGTGCGCTTGGTTTCAGGCGGTACCGGAAAGAAGTTTACGCTTCCGGAAGTAAATGAGCGCATTAACGAGCTATTGAAGCACAGCATCAAGAGCGAAGGCGTTATCAACCTCTTCTCCGATGTCCAGACTGAGTTTTCGTTGTTCGATCCGAAGTTCCTTGAAGAAGTGGCAAACATGAAGGAGAAGAATCTGGCAGTCGAACTTCTGAAAAAGCTGATTGCTGAACAAGTATCTGTTTATCGTCGTACAAACATTGTCAAATCCGAGAAGTTCTCCGAAATCATTCAGAGCGCAATGAACCGCTATTTGAACGGAATGTTGACCAACGAGGAAGTCATTCAAGAATTACTCAAGCTGGCGAAAGACATTGCCGCTGCTGCCGCCGAGGGTGAAAAACTCGGATTGACAGCGGACGAGCTTGCTTTCTATGATGCCCTCACAAAGCCGCAAGCAATCAAGGACTTTTACGAGCATGACGAGCTTATTGCTATCACGAAAGAACTGACAGATTTGCTTCGCAAAAACCAGACAATAGACTGGCAAAAGAAAGAGAGCGCAAGAGCTGGAATGCGCCGCCTGGTCAAAAGGTTGCTGAAAAAACACAAATATCCGCCAGAGGGTATGGATGATGCTGTCCAGACTGTCATGAGCCAGTGTGAGATGTGGACGGACAATGTAATGACCGCTTAACTCCCCCTACGAGAAAGGAGTAGATCATGGGCAATTCAGTCATGTTGAATGGCATCGAATATGCCGGAGAACAGATTGCCTACAAAGACAGCACCTATGAGCTTGTGTCAAAGGTCGCTTACCTGATCGGCGTCCCGCTTCGTATTTTCCAAAATGAACACGAGCCGCCGAAGATAGAGATATACAACCGGCTTGAACAGGATAAAAATGCCCGTATCATTCGTAATCTATGTATCATCCGCACCGCCATTGAGCGCAACTACCGGAAAATAAATGACATCATGCGAATGGAGTATCGAGGGCTGCTTTCAATGCCAGAGATCATCCCGGCTTCCAGTATGCAGCAGCTTTCAAATGACGGAATCAACTTTATCAAAAAGTCGAGTACAAAGCTCTGCCACCACATTATCGAGATCAACCGGCTGATTTCAGACCGCATTAACAACTGCAAAAGCCTCTTTCCAATCTGGATTAACTGGGCGTACATAAAAGAGCTGTTCATCATGCCAAACGGTTTGACAGAGGACGGAACGAAAGATGCTGCGGACATCTATTACGCAAGTCTCTCCTACTACCCCTATCAAATGTATATCAACTGGGTTCCAATGGACGAGGGTAATGTCCTCTATAATGATAAAAAGTTTGCTACCCTGCTTTATCAATGGCATTGCGACGCCTTCACGGAATACAGTAAAGTCTCCGATGCAGGGGATTTTGTAAAAAACAATATCTACGACTTCATAGATGACAGTGAGAAAACCGTATTGGTAGTGGACTGCGAAAACTCCGATCCGTACAAGCTGTGCGCCACGCTCAAAAATCTTGATTATGAGGTCATGCAGAAAATTACGGCGATCATTCTCTTTGATGACGTACATACTGCTACGGCGTGGCGGATTCTTGAAAACTACACCCGCATCCCCGTTGAACATATCATGATTGAGCGGATCAAGCAGAACAAATCACTGGTGGACATCAAACTCACCGCAAGAGCCTGTCAGGAACACTACCAGAAGCAAGTGGATTCCTTCGTCATTGTCTCAAGCGATTCCGACTACTGGGGGCTGATTTCTTCCTTGCCGGACGCCAGATTTCTTGTCATGATTGAGCGGGAAAAATGCGGACCGGATATGAAGGCGGCACTTGCAGAATCCGGGATATTCTACTGCTATCTGGATGACTTCTACTCCGGCAACAGCGAGGACATCAAGAAAAACGCACTGTTCAAGGAGATGTACCGCTGGATTGACAACTCCGTTCACCTGAATGTCAACGATATGTTTGATGCAGCTCTGCGAAACACGAGGATCGAAATGTCTCCCGCAGAGCGGCGGCAGTTCTATGAGAAGCACATCAGGCACATGACGCTGACCATCGACGAGAACGGAAACGTCAGCATTGAACTGAAACGCGGATAGCCTTGGTTTCTATTCCGGGAGGAATGTGGATGGACAACAGATTCTATTTTGGATTCAATACATCGGAGGAACGGAAAAAGCGCAGAAAAGCAGAGCTGTACTCCATGAGTGAGCAAGTCAGCACCTTCTTTTGGGATGAAGCCCCGCAGCATGGATTGGAAATGCGTGAAGGGCAGCAGGATATGTCCTTTGAGATTGTGGACGCCCTCATAAATGATCAGCATTTTGCGATTGAAGCTGGCGTGGGCATTGGCAAGTCCTTTGGCTATCTTGTGCCGGTGCTGCTGTACAGCAAACGCATGAACAAGCCGGTTATCATCGCAACCTCGACCATTGCGCTTCAAGAACAGCTCTGGCGCGATGTCCACGCGGTAATGCCCCTTCTTGGGCTGAACAGAGATGTAATCCTCGCAAAAGGACAGACCCATTATCTCTGCAACAAACGCGCAGATGAGTATATGTGTGACCCGAAAGCAGACCCACCGGACGCGATCAAAGAAGGAATCAAGCAAGGGTATGAGGAACGCAAGGATTTCCCGGAGGTTTTGCCGCAAGGAGTCTGGGACAAGGTAAACGTGCAGCGGTTCAGCATGAAGAATTGTGGCTCCTGTGAAAAGAAGTGCAAGTATTACAAGATCCGCGCAGCATTAAAGTTTACGGATGGAGTGGTACTGTGCAATCAGGATTTTTTAACCCAGCATCTCATGAAACTCCGGCGCGGTCAGGAAGGGCTGATTAACGCCGCCGCTGATCTGCTTGTCGTGGATGAAGCACACAACTTGGATGATAAGGTGCGGAGTGCCACAACGGAGCGTTTCGGGCAAGGTATGCTCTTTGGAATGATTAAGAGCGCATTCTATGAGCTGCGATCCTTTGACCAGAGCAGTGTGTCAGGTGAAAAGCGAGAGGCAGAGAGCGCAATCATCGCCTTCTATAACTGCCTGAAAGCACAAGTCCAAAAGCAGATCAACGAGGCAGAACAGGATATGCGCTACGCTGACCGCTTTTTCTTTGACCAAAACGGCAGTGCGGTTGAGCTGCTTACTGAAATGAACGCCGCCATACACAACCTTTCGTCCAGCATTCAGATTTATTCCAGCATGGATTTCAGAAACAACCGTTCCTTTGCTGCCTCTGATGATCTGGATGCCGTCAGCGAATCCCTTTCGGAGCTTCTTGACCAGATAGACGATATGCTGATCTGGATCGAGCAGCACGGCAGCAACGCGGAACTCGTCTATTGCCCTAAAAACACGAGGGAAATTGTGAGCCGCCTATACTTCAATGGTGATGAAAGAACCATCTTGACCTCTGCCACGCTGACGAACGCCACGAGCGGGTCTCTGGAAGAACAGTATTCTTACTTTATCAGCAATACCGGCTTTCCCGCTGGTGATCGCGGCTGCTTATCCGAGCCAAAGCCTTCCCCATATCCATACGATGAACACGCCATGATCTACTATTGCGACGATCTCCCGCACCCGACCAGAGAACATGAAGCCTTCATTGAAAAGGGTGTGGAGCGGCTGCTTGAGATCCTGAGCATTTCCAATGGAAAGGCACTCGTGCTGTTTACGGCAAAGACCGACATGGAAGAGGTCTACTCCATTCTCAGTGAGAAAAATCTTCCGTACAAAATCTTGATGCAGCAGCCGGGATCGTCGCAGGACAAGGTGCTGAATGAGTTTAAGGAAGATACGAACTCCGTGCTTCTGGGGACGGGCGCATATTGGGAAGGCATCAGCATTGAAGGGAAAAGCCTTTCCAATGTCATCGTTTTCCGGCTTCCGTTTCCTGTCCCCGATCCAATTATCGAGTATAAGTGTTCCATTGCTAAGGATGCTCTGATGGATGTTCGCGTTCCCGAAATGATTATCAAGCTCAAGCAGGGCATCGGACGATTGATCCGTAATTTCACAGACACCGGCATTGTCTGCATCATCGACCGAAGACTGCGGGACGAGCCGCCGGAACGCTATCATGACATCACATGGGACTCCCTGCCCATCAAAAATCGGACAAGCAGTTTGGACGAACTTAGGAAGTTTTACGAAGGTCTGCCCTCAGCCAAGGAATGATGATACAAACGGCAGTCTCTTCGGAAACATAGAGCAGCCCCCAAAAAAACGACAATCAGAAAACGGAGGTGTATCATGTTGTACAATGAAAATCTGCACGAAGAAGAACGACATCTGATCCAGCAGATTGCCGAGCAAACAGAGAGAGGTAAAATCGGCTGGGAACTGACGGAGTATAATCCGCTGTCATTTCTGAATGAGGACAAGATAGACAAAAACCCAGCAGTAATCTGTCAGTCCTTCTCCTTTGAAGCGATCATCGGCGGCTCCCGTTTCGAGCTTGATGTCATGGAGAATATTGATGTGCCGTCCGGTATGGGAGACTACACCATAACCTTGACGCGGGATGAAACCGAAAATTATCTTAAAATTGAGGATGCACTTTCCTTTGACTGTGACCGCTATGAATGCACACCGGAGGAAGTGGCAGAGCGATTTGCGGACAGCCCCATTGTCCGCCTCTGCAACGCCATCATTCCCGCCACGCTTGGGCAGGAGGATTTAGAAGAGGTCTTCACATGGGCAAGGTTTTTCAATGAGACTGGCATTTCTGCAAAGCTGATGAATCATCCTCTGACCAAGCTCTGTGAAAAGCTGTTCGACGAACACCGTCTGATGGACTTCCATCGCTGCGTCTTGGATGTGGACTATCGAAAGCAGCTCCTAAATGAACTGGCTCATAACTAAGACACGGAAAAACGCCCCCGACACTGTGCCAGACGCACAGTGCCGGGGGCGTTCCCGTTTCCAGCGATTTATTTTCCTCTCGGCAAGGTACTGTTCATAAGGTGACACTTTCCGTTTTGTGAAGCCGTGAAAATCCGATGTGTTCCGTGGAGATGTTCACTGGGCAGCATACGCCGTACACGTTTCCAATAATCACCAAGTAGTGCAATGTGTATTCACTATCGGGAAATACTTCACGGTTTTCGCAACGCTTGATTCAGAAGTGGGATTTTTGCCTTATTCCCGCGTGACATCAAGGGAAACCGGATTGATAACGATGATAGATTTGCCCTTTTTGTGGGCATATCTCACGGTGTTCCCGGTACCGCTGGGGCATCCATTCCATACTGCGAGAATATAATCGGCGTGATCTACCATGTACCGATTTCTCTTGTCCATGCAGTCCGGCGTGTACTCCCGTTGCAGCATGGTCTCCTTGTCACACTTTGCCGCGATATTATAATACCGTTCCCGTGAAGCCACAGACCATTTGATCGCTTGTGTCTCACAAGGGATTGCACTTTCCAGAGTAATGTGAGGGTATTTTGATTTCAAATCGAGTACAATTTCCGCAGCGTACATATCGACGCCAAGAGCCATGCCGGTAATAAAATGCGTGACGCCCTCGTTCTCGATGAGTGCTACAATCTGATCCCGCATAACAGATTTCAAAGAAGTACAACGCTTATCGGATTCATCAAAGCCGAACGGAAGACTCTGCGGTCTATGACCGGTAAACGCACAAGTCTTGCCTTGAACGGATTGCTTTTCAGCTTTTTGAGCAGACTTTCTAAACTCAATAATGCGCGACATGACACCCCTTCTTTCACTCTTTTGGTAGGTAACTCCATTCTATCACCCTCATCACGGACAGTCAACGCATTGTCGTTAGTAAAATCAACGACGGCGTACCGTGGATAATGACACCGCCGTTAGGTACACTAAATGCAAAGGTGGTGAGGCTATGCGAGAGAAGAAGGACATCAATATTGAAATCGGCGGCAATATTCAAGTGGCAAGAGAACAGGCGGGCTATACGCAGGACACGCTCTCAGAAATGCTTGGCATGACGCCGAATCACCTGAGCGCTATTGAGCGTGGTGCTTCCGGTATTTCTCTTGAAGCCTTGCAGCGTCTTTGCCGTTTGCTGGGCGTCAGTGCGGACCGAATTATCTTTGGGACCGATGAGCCAGAAGCGGAAGCCCTTGCGCTTGCCAGACGTATTTCGGATATAAAGCCGGAATACCGGCAACAGGTTCAAGAGCTGCTGTCCGCTATTTTGAATATGTCATAAAAAAAGAGCCTCTGCCGACACCCAAAACGGGCATCGACAGAGGCTTTTGGCTCGTTTTCCGGGCATTCAAACAAGTGCCGAAATCGACACTTATTCTCGCTCTATTGCTGGAACTGTGCGGGGAATATAATCACACTGGGCGGTCATTCCTCGTCGCTCTGAGGCTTGCAATCACAGGCTTTTTCGACCCCTAACTGTCTACACCGCGATGCCTTGCGGGAGAAGTGCGGACAGGCGATGAGATCCGCACGGAAGCTCTGCTTGCAGCTATGGACGCAGCGGACGCAGAAGCGGTTATACTTCCGGCGTCCGCTATCTCCTATGAAGAACGACCACTCCTGCCGCCACTTCTGACTTCTGCTCACAGCTCAATCTCTCCTTTGTGCTTTTGGGGAGGGCAGCATTCCTTCTGCTTTTCAGCCTTTGCGGACTTGAGCCTGTCCATGATGGAGGACTTCTCGCTCCTTTCGGGGGCTTTGACCTCTGCGGTCTTGTCCTCCTTCGGACCGTTGTTGATGATCCCATCAATCATGCCGTAGTCATCCTCCATCGACATCTCCGCTGCCTTGAGATAGTTTTCCTTCTCAAGAGCCGCCATCCAGCTTTCCTTGCTGATACCGAGCATTCCGCCCTTTGCCGCATGATCGGCAATCTCCTTTGCATCCACGCACAAGCCCTCGGTGTTATCCGAATAGAGCCGGTACACCTCGCAGCCCTTCTCCAAAGCCTTCTCAGCCGCTTCCTGTCCAGCGGGAAGAACGCCAGCCCATGCGTAGCCGTAGTCCTTCATATCTTGAACGGAGAGCGCAGGATCGGGCATTTCCGGCACTTCCTTGACCTCAAGGTCGAGAAGGCGGAGTGTGTCATCGTCAAAGCCGTTGTAGACATCATCAAGGACGAGCTTGCCACGCTCATCGACAATGATACAGGCAGCTTCATCGCCGTAGGTGTCATGCTCCATCAAATAAAAACTGTGACCGCCGACTTCGTGCTGGTCAATGGTGTGCCACGTCCCGATGTGACCGGCAACCGTCAGACCGGAGGTGTCGGCGTTCATCTCAAAGTCCTTCTGCTCGATGCTCTCCTGCTTCTGCTGTTCCTTCGAGATCATGGGGATCGCCACAATCTTATCGCCCAGCTTGACAAACTGCTCCGGAACTTTGAAGAGGTCAGAGAACTTCTGCATCTGCTCTACGGTCAGAGAGCCGAAGCTGTCATCCGTCAAACCGACTACCATAAATGTTCCGGCAACAACATCGTAGATGTCACCGTCCTCATCACGCAGAGCGCGGTTCAGGGGCAGACCTTCCAGCTTTCCTTCCTCGTTGCAGACTAAGGCAACCGGGTCTTCGTAGGGATAAATTGCCTCGATGCAGCCGCCGACCTCATGCTGCAAGGACTTGAGATCCGAGTCAATCTCCTTCACATAAGGCTCCTTTCCCGGCTCAACGACGAGAACGGCGATGGTGCTGTCACGCTCGGCGTCTTCCCCTGAGCCGGTGATCCGGTATTCGTCGGGAATATCGTCCAGCTCACCGTTAAACTGTCTGTCCCAGCGTTCGCTTGCGACGCGGACATAGCCTTCATCGGTGAAGCGTCCCTGTTCATCATAAGCGATGTCGTGACCATAGCGTTCATAGTCGATGTAGTCTGCCAGAGGACCGAGATCCTTTTCGGAGTAGATACCGGCTTCGTTGGCATAGTAATAGCCGAGGTCATATTCGTCGTTGATACCGGGCATGATGTCGTAGCAGTCCAGATTGAACGTCAGGTTGATGAGATCGTCGATGTCGCTGACCTCATCGCAGCCAGCCTCCATAATGGCAACGAGCTTTTCCTGATCGCTCAGGGAAAGCTCGTCAATCAAGGCGGCGAGGTAGTTGAGCTTATCAAGGCTTTCGTACTCGCCAAGCATCTTCTGAACGCCGTAGATCGGGCATTCGTAGTCGGTGATAAACCACTCTTCGTAGGGCTGACCGAACTCATCCTGCTTGCCGATCCCGATGCGCTCAAAGACCTTCTGCATCTCTTCTTCGGTTGTCGGGAACTTCACCCACTCACCGACCAGCATACCCTCGTTGTACTTGCCAAGGTTCGTGACGAAGGCTTCAAAATCACCGTCTAATACGGGCATAGGCATCCTCCTTTCAGTCATCCACCATGCCGTCCGGCATGATATACAGTTCCTCAAACTCCGCGTCGGTCATGGCTTCGAGCTTCCGGATGGTCTTGTACATAAGCTCTGCGATCTCGCCGTCCATGTCGTTCAGGGTGACGCTCTTCATATCGTCGATCAGCCGCTTCCGGCTGGACGTGTTGAAGCAGCACATCAGGTTGATTTCTTCCACGGTAAAGTTTTTCATATCAGAGTTCCATATCCTTTCCTTTGTTTTTTTGCGGCTTCGGTGTGTGGGGCGGCTGTGCCTTCTGTGCGGATTTCAGCTTGTCACGGATGGATTCACGGGCAGCGGGCTTCTTCGGGATGGTGTCGTAGATGGCAGTCCCGGCGTCTTCCACATAGGATCGGACATACTGGATGCTTTCAGAAAAGCGAATGGGGCGGTTCTTGTCCTCGATGTTGGTCAGCCGGACTTCATCAGCGGCAAAATCAACCGCGTCGATTCTGCATTTGATGCCATCCACATTCAGCGTCGCACCAACAGGAATGTAATCTGCGGCTTTGAGTTCCTTAAAGGTCTCACCGTCCTTGCTGAGAAAGACATCTGCGCCGGACTTCCAGAGCTTATGAGAACCGGCTACCCACGCAGTTTCACGGAAACCGGTCACCGGTATGGAGGGCTTGCCGCGCACCTTCTTTTCAAGGAGCTTTGTGCCGAGAAGCGGCGCGGCTTTCTGAGCGTCCTTGCCGTACAGCTCAAAATAGCCGTTCTGGGCAAAGCAAACCAGCGCGTCCGGGTGATCCTTTTTGACCGCCTCGTACTTGCGGAGTTCTGCAACGGGCAGAGGCGCAAGCACCTCTGTTTTCTCTGCCTCCGGCAATCTGTCACGACGGGTTTTCTGCTTCGACAGCACTTCCGCCAGAGCATCCGCGTCCTTCGGGAGCGTCTGGTGGGTTTTGACGCCGCCATGCTCCCCAACCAGAGCCATTGCTGCATCGAAGCTGCTGCGGCAGGGCGCGTCCAGCACAAAACCGTCTGCGAAGGTCAGCCGGTCATGATCCGGCGCAACCGAGTTCTGCGCCACATTTGCCGCCTGTTCCCGGTAGTTGATCTCAAAGACATCTCCGAAGATCTTGCCGCGCTTGACGGTTTTCGGGATAATGACGCGGGCAATGCACTCGTCGTAGGTCTGTTCCGCGTAAAAGCGGAAGGTGTTGTGATCCCGCGTCCCCTGAATAAAGACCTGATTTTCGTTGAGACAGTGCGTTCCATGCGGACGGCAGAACCACATCAGCGTTTTGTCTTCGGGATTCCGGCTTTCGGCAGCGCGGCGGATGATACGCTTGTCGATGTCGAAGTCTTCCTTGTAGCTGTCTACATGACTGTCCACGAGCTTCTGCAGCTCCGCAACGATGTCAACATCTGTGTATTTCTTCATGCTTCTCCTTTCTCACAACTCCATGTCGTGCGTTTTGGATTTGACCGGGGATTTCTTCTCCGGCTGCTGTTTTGCGGCAGCTTTGAGCTGGTCGCGGATGGAGGGCTTTTCCTGCTTCTGCTCCTGCTTGACGTATTCCAGCGTCGGCATCAGCTCACGGTAGCAGCCCTGTGTTTTCCGCGACGCATGACGGCGATGGATTTTGAACAGCGGCTCACCGTTCTGCGTGACCGTGTTGCCCTCGATCCTGACGCCGTTCCGCGCCAGCAGATTGAAGGAATGATTAGAGGCGCGATAGGACGCCCGCATACCGTCATTGTTATAGGCAATCTGCCCCTTGAGCGTGTCCATGACGGCGGCTTTGATTTCTTTCTCTTCCGCAGTCAGACGGTGCACTTTCGGTGCTTGCGCTGATTCCTCCGGCATGGGGGCAATGGGAGAATTGACCTCCACGGTTTTTACCTCAATCGAGGTAATCTCATCGTTCTCCCACGCAACAACCTCCGGGTCTCTTTCCTCTGTTTTCTCAGGAGCGATTGCCTTCTCAGGCTCGGTCTGCTGGCGGAACGCATCCACGAAAAGTGCCGTCAGTCCGGGATTGGGTTTATCCACAAGGAAACGAGAGGCATTCTCGGGGCAGACCTCAACGCTCTTTGCCCATTCCTTGAGGGGCTTCGGAATGCGCCCGTCAAAGTCTTTCTGCTGAATGGTGTTTGCGAGGACATACCGGACGCGCTCCGGAGAGAACTGCTCAAGGACGCTTTTCACGGCAGCATCCACATCCAGCCGGTTGTCTCCGTAGTTAGAACTGATTGCCGCCTCAATCGCACGGCGGCATTCCACGTTTGCAGCGAGAGAAGCACGATATGACTCCAGCTCACCGGCTTCATAGGCATAATTCGCCGTCTCGCGGTAAATGGGGACTTCCGGCTTTTCCTCCGGAACAGCTTCCTTTACAGGAGCTTCGACTTCCATCTCTGCGGACTGTGCTTTCTCTGCCAGCAGCACCTTGAGCTTGGCGTCAATGCCCTCGATCATCTCAGCCGCCGTCTTGCGGATGGTGTCCAGAGAGCTTTTCAGTTCCTTGGTTTCCTTGCCGGATGACCAACCGGCGATGTAACCGAAGGAGTAGTCTGAGGTTTCAATGCCGTACCGTTGGCAGACGGTGTAGGCAACGCTTTCCGCTTCGACCTCCTTGGTGTGCCGATCCTTCTTATCTTCGGGAGATGCTTTCTCATCCGGCTTGACGGCGTGGAGCTTTGCGTGGGCGATCTCGTGAATGGCGGTTTTGACCGTCTGGATTTCGCTCATGCCCTCCTGAATGGCAATGCGGCTTTCAACCGGCGAGAAGAATCCCTTTGCACCGCCCGGAATGTCCTCAAAGGAAATAGGGACGGGAGATTCCTGCCTGAGCGCGTCGAAGAACGCCTCGTAGTTTTCGACGGTGCCTTTCAGCTCATCGACGATAATGTCCGGAAGCTCCTTGCCGTCCGTCTGGGAAACATCAAAGACACTTACCACCTTGAAGGCAGGACGCAGGACCTCAACCGTTTCCGTGACAGCCTTCCCATCTGCGCCGATCACCGGCTTCTGCGTCGCGGGGTCAATCTTCTCACGCTCTTCCTGCGCCTTGTACGGCGCGGGTGCAAGAATCTTGATGCCCTTTTCGCCCTTCATGACCTGACGGTCAAAGTTGCGCTGCCACGAGGTATAACCGGCAACATAGGTTGCCTCTGGCTTCTGCATCGCAATGAGCAGCGTGTTGTTGAAGGAATAGTTGTAGAACTTGGACATCGTGCGGAGATATTCCTTGAACCGCTCGGATTCAAACAGCTCCTTGATGCCCTGTTCCAGCTTGTCCGTGATTTCGCGGACTTGCTGTGCATTTTTGTTTTCAGCCATCTCAAACCTCCATTTCTTATTTGCTTTTGGGCGAAGAAAACCCCGTCTGGGATTTGCTCAGTAAACGAGCCTTTACCTCAGACGGGGTTTCTCTGCGCGTCATCCGACGATGGAAGATGTTATCCTCGTTCTCCCATTCAATCAGCCGGTCAAACATATCCGCGTGCTTTGTGACCATGTGCAGCAGCTCCGAGTCACTGGCGTTGGGACAGAACCAGCAGCCGTTTCTCCGGCAGTGAGCGTAGATTGGGGAAAGCAGCCCGTGATCCTGACAGAGCTTGTAGGCGTCTGCCTCGGTCATACCGTATTTGGCAAGCAGACTGACCTTCTTCAAGCCATCCAGGCGGGCGAGGCGTTTTGGCTCATCCTGCGCGATGCCAACATAGCTCACAGTGTCCGGCGAGAGCGCGGCATTGTACTTGCGGACGGGCGGGATTTTGCAGTCCCGATTGACTGCACACATACCAGCCCATGCGAAGCCGCGAACCTCGCCCTTATGCGGTCCGCGGGTGATGACATGATGGAATACGTCATCGTAGGTCTTGTCTGCATGGAGAATGGTGAACTTGACGCCCAGCTCTTTTTCACAGAAGGGCTTGAGCCGGTCATAGATGAAGTCCCTGTGTTCAGGGATTTCGCCGCTTGTGTCCTTATCAAACATGACCTCGCTGAAAACTGCCTCGTCCAGCGGTTCCTTGTGCTGTGCAGCCAGCAGGAGCGTCGCTACACTGTCCTTGCCTCCGCTGCAAGAGGCAACATACTTCGGGAGGATCATCGGTCAAACTCCATCTTGAAGCTGACGTATTTTCCTCCGCTGTCATCCAGACGGATCACCGCATCGTAGAGCTGAGGCTTCTTCGGCGTGTAAAGCCCGGTCACGCGGCACCAGCCCTTGTCCAGCAGCTCCTTTGCAATCTTCTTGGTCAGCTTCTTTTTCTTGCTGGAAAAGAACTTGTTGTCTTCCCACAGGCAGAAGTTGCATTCCTTACTGGAACAATAGAAGTTGCCCTTGCCCACATAGACCGGAGAGCCGCAGCGGGGGCATTTGCCGATTTCCTCCTTGCCCGTGCCGAAACGCTGGGCTTCGGCGTCGGAGAGAAACGGGTAGGCTTTCACGAGATCCCCGGTCATCTGGACAATGCCGCTGAGGAAGGCGTCCGCATCCGCATTGCCGCGCTCAATCTCCATGAGCGTGTTTTCCCATTCCGCAGTCATTGTGGGAGACGTGATCTGTTCCGGCAGAACACAGACGAGGTTGCAGCCGTCCTTTGTGGGAATAAGGGATTTGCCTTTGCGCTCTGCAAAGCCGGACTTTACCAGCTTTTCAATGATACCGGCGCGGGTTGCGGGAGTGCCGAGACCTTTCTTCTCGGTGTCATCGTCAAACTGATCGTTTCCGGCAGTCTCCATCGCAGACAGGAGCGTGTCTTCCGTGTACTGCTTCGGGGGTGTCGTAAAGTGTTCGGTGACGCTGGCGGACACACCATCCAGATCATCGCCCTCATGGACTTCGGGCAGGGACTTCATGGGATCGTCCTTTTCCTTCGTCTTGAGGGAAGCCTTGAACAGCTCTTCGATGGCTTTCCATCCGTTTTGAACGACGGTCTTGCCCTTGGTTTTGAACTCGTAGCCCTCGCAGGAGAGCGAGATCTGCGTTTCTGCGTAGGTGTGCTTCTCGCCGGTCGCACACAGAAGGCGCATCCCGACAAGATTGAGGATTTTCTGCTCCGACTGAGGGAGCGCCGAAACATCCTGCTTTTCGAGCTGGACGGTCGGGAGAATGGCATGGTGATCTGTGACCTTGCTGTTGTCGGTTACGCGGGCAATGTCCGGAGTAATCGAAATGTCGGAGAAAAGCGGAAGCTGGCGGCAGACGATGGAAATGACCTGACGGGCGGTGTTCTCCATATCGTCCGTGATGAACTGGCTGTCTGTGCGCGGATAGGTCAGGAGCTTTTTTTCGTAGAGCGTCTGAACGAGATCGAGCGTCTGCTGGGCGGTGAAGCCGTAGTATCGGTTTGCCTCGCGCTGCAAGGTGGTCAGATCATAGAGCTTCGGAGGATTGACGGTTTTCGTCTCCCGCTTGAGAGAAGAAACGACGGCTTGCTTTTTCTCGCAAGCCGCCGCAATTCTTTTTGCTTCCTCTTCGGTTTTGACCTTTTCCAGATCGGCGGTCAGATCGCCCTTGCCGACGTGGACGTTGAAATACTTTTCCTTCTGGAACGTGGAGATTTTCCCATCACGTTCCACCAGCATTGCAAGGGTCGGCGTCTGGACGCGCCCGACCACCAGCTTCTTGTGATAGAGCGTGGTAAACAGGCGGGTGCCGTTGATGCCGACAATCCAGTCCGCCTTCGAGCGGCTGAGTGCCGCTTCATAGAGACGGTCATATTCCTTGCTGTCCCGGAGATGGTTGAAGCCTTCGCGGATGGCGGAGTCCTCCAATGAGCTGATCCACAGACGCTTGAAGGGCTTGGTGCATCCGGCTTTGTCATAGACCAGCCGGAAGATCAGCTCACCCTCGCGCCCTGCATCGGTTGCGCAGACCAGCTCGGTGACGCGCTTGTCCTTCATGAGAGCGGACAGCACCTTGAACTGCTGTGCTTTGTCCTTCGTGACCTCAAACATCCAGCTTTCCGGAACAATGGGCAGATCGTCATACCGCCACTTGGCATACCGCTCATCGTAGGAGCTGGCGTCTGCCAGCTCCACCAGATGACCGAAGCACCACGAAACGATGTAATTGCCGCCCTCCATATAGCCGTCCTTTCGGGACGTTGCGCCCAGCACCTTTGCGATGGACTGGGCAACGCTGGGCTTTTCAGCAATGACTAAGATCAATCCTCATCACCGTCCGTTTCCCCGTCTACCGCAATTTGCGGCTCTTCATCCTCGTTGATGTACGGCTCTTCCTCGTAGCCTTCATCGTCGAAGAAGTCCAGATCCTCGTCCTTGGGCTTTCTGCCCTTGACGAACTTGATGTAGTAATAAGCTGCACCCGCAGCACCGGCAAGAACGAAGATGATGAGGATCATGCCGACGTTGGACTTCTTTTCGGGCTTGAGCGCAGGAACGTCGGTTTCTGCATCCTTGTCCGGCTCAGGCATAACGGGAGCTGTGCCGGTGCATTCGCTCATGTTGGTCTTGCAGACCGGGCAGTCGGTATTGACTTGACCGGCAGCGCATCTTTCTTTGCAGTTACAGGTGGTCAGAGCCGCCGCAGTGTCATCATCCAGCAGCGCAAGCAGATCGCTTTCATCGACCATGTTGAGGAAGTACGTCTGATACTGTTCCTCATCTTCGTTGATCGGCGCATCGTAGTCGATGACAATGAAGAAGGTGTTGCCGCTCTTCGTCTGGACTGTGATGAACTGCTTGTTGGTTGCCTTATCATAGAGCAAGTCGCGGGTGTAGGCATTGCCCTCATCGTCAATCGGCTCACCCTTCGGCTTTTCCGGCGTGGGAGTGACTGCGGGCTGCTGTTCGGGCTGAGTTGCCTCTGTGACCGGAAGGTTCTGATCGGTGTCATCGGCATAGGCAAACGCCGTCACCGAGAAGCAGGACAGAACCATGACGCAGACCGCAAGGACAGTCAAAAAACGAAACTTCTTACGCATTGTCGATTACCTCCGTATTTTTAGCGGGCTTGTTGCCGCCCTTCATGGAAGACAGGAACGCCATGATCTGATCCTTGTCCATCACCATAGAGCGCACGGTATTGATGATTTCAAGGTTTTCCAGCTCTGTCTTCTTGTCGTACAGCTCCTTGAGCTGACCTTCGATTTCGGACTTCTTCTTTTCAGCCTTCTCAATGTCGGAGAGGACTTTCTGATACTTGGGATTCATGAAAAACTCCTTTCTTTTAATAGGCGGGTCTTCCGAAGGCGTAGAAATGCTGCTGCCAGTAGGAAGAATTGATGGATGTGTACTGAATGGGGTCGCCGCAGTGGATCATGACCCCATCACCGACGTAAATGCCGACGTGGGACACACCGGGGGTGTCATACGTCCCGACGAAAAAGATGAGATCACCGGGCTGTGCATTCGCCTTTGAAACCGGCGTACAGACGTTGTAAAGCCCTTGTGCGCCAAGCCGCCCGGTGTTCACAAGACCGCTGTTCGTGAGAACATAGCTGACAAAGCCGGAGCAGTCAAAGGATGTGTCGGGATTGGAGCCGCCCCACACATACGGATAGCCGAGATACTTTTCCGCCTCGGCAATCAGCGTTGCAAACTTCTCGTCGTTCAGGTATTCCGGGTTGACATCGTAGTCGGCGGGAGGATTGGTGATGTACTTGTCCACATAGGGAGAGTCACCGAACAGATCCTCGCGGTTGCCCAGCACCGACATATACGTTGCGTACATGGAAAGCTGTTCCTGAGACATGATGTAGACCGGGACGTGGGAGAGATTGAAGTTTTCGAGCTTCACGTTGCAGATGTAGTAGTCATACGGGACGCGATAGGTTTCCGTGTGCGTGTTGCCGTCTGCGTCCGTCCATGTGTCGGTTTCCGTGCGGTATCTGGTTTCGACGATAACCTCTTCGGTGAGGATGTACTGCTTTTCAAACAGCATTTGGAGCGTACCCTGCACCTCATCCAGCGTGAACTCACCCTCGTGGAGAGCCGAGAGGATGGAGATCAGCACATAGGGGTCATGCTCAATATCGTCCAGATCGAAGTGGTATTCGTCATAGTCATGAGTGCCTTCATAGTTATCCAGATAGCTTTGCAGCTCTTGCTCCATCTGGCAATACTGCGCCTCCGCGCCCAGCATCGCGTCATCCTCACTGAGATAAGAGGAAGCGATAACCGACGAACCGGTAGAGGTGAGCATCGAACACGAGCTGATTCCGGCACCGAGCAAAACGAGAAGGGCAATTCCGACGCCGATCCAGATGAAGACCTTCTTGTTTTTCTCAAAAAACTCCTTGATCTTGTCGGACACCTTTTCACCGAGCTTCTTGCCGGTATTCTTTGTGGCAGTCCCGGTGGTCTGAGAACCGGCATTTCGAGCGGCGGCATATTCCTTCTTGATGTTCTGCTTCTGGTAGTGCTTGTTCATGTTCTGCTTCTTCATCTCAGGATGCTCCTGCTGATTTCTCTCATATTGGAGCTTCGCATCAGCGACATCCGCCTTGTGTTCCAGCTTGGAGACCTTCTCATAGGGCTTGTTGACGCTGCTTTCCCGATGATGACGGAAATGCCGAGCGGCAGTCTCGGCGGCGATCTCCGTTTTATGCGCCGCCTCGACCGCCGAGTTTTCCTGCTCGACCTCGTGGATTTTGCCGTGAATGCCGGAGGCGAGAGTGTCACCGACCTTGCGGACGGTTTTGTCTGCCTCAAATTGCAGCCTGCCCTTACCCTTGGGCTTTTTCAGCTCATCCTCAAAATGAAGGCGTGTTTTGCCCTTGCCGGTCTCTTCATCAAAAACGCGCTCCTTCTTGAGAACCTTGTGCGTGGGTAGCTTCTCGCGGGCAGCGTCCAGACGCTCATGCGCCTTTTCGGACTTCCTTTCGAGCTTCTGCATCCGCTTCGTGGGCGGGACGGCATCGTCCGAGACCGGCTTTGCGGAGGCGGTTTCCGCCGCTTGAGTGAGAATGGCATCTGCATCCACTGCTTCAACCGCAGAGGTCTTGCGCAGCTTGTGCGTGACAACCGTTTCAGCAATCACCGTGCCGGTATGAGAAGAAACGCCGTGCTGCTCTAAAGTTGGGGGCTTGAACGGCGTTTCCGAGGGCAGCGGTTCAGGTACATTCTGGGGTGGATTTTCTGCCTTTTTTTCGTCTGTGACGGACGTTTCCGAGGGCGGCTGTGTGTCGTTATCTTCGGCGTGTTCCGTCTGAAACTGATGCTGCTGACGGCGCATCTGCACCTTTTTCTGTTCCTCCGCAGAAAGAGCTTCGGAGGGCTCGGCTGTCTCAGCGGGCTTAACCAACTTTGCATCTTCCAGCCGTTTTGACACACGCTGCTCGGTGCCAGCCGTCAGGTTTTCCTCAACCGCGCCCTCCCGCTTCATCCGCAGAACAACCTTGTCGCGGGCTTTAAGTTCCGGTTCCTTGGGCATCAGATTTCACCTCCGATCCGCTTGTAGGCAAGCTCGGTGTACGCCGGATTCAGCTCGATGCCGACGAAATGACGCCCCATCTGCGCGGCAACCATGCCGGTTGTGCCGCTTCCCATAAAGGGGTCAAGCACAATGCCGCCTTCTGGACAACCGGCGAGAAGACAGGTTTCAACCAGCTTTGGAGGGTAGGCGGCATAGTGACCGCCCTTGAAGGGGACGGTGTTGATCTTCCAGACATCGCGTTTGTTGCGAAGCGGATTGATGTCACAATCCTTGATCTCGCCATGCTCACGGGGGCGGTTGATGGACTGCGGCTGAGGCTGACCGGGAACGGGCTTTCCGTATTTGTTGCCGCCCTTCATGCCGCGCTTGAGGCGTTCCGCCGTTGCGGGAGCAATCGGCTCGGAGATCGCCTTATAGTCAAAGAAATACTTCTTGGACTTTGAGAACAGGAAAATATGCTCATAGCAGCGGGCGCATCGGTCTTTCACACTCTCCGGCATGGGGTTATCCTTCATCCAGATGATGTCGTTGCGCAGATACCAGCCGGTATCGCGGAGAGCAAAAGCCAGCATCCACGGAATGCCGATCATATCCTTCGGCTTGCAGCCCTCAACCTTGTTGTTGAGAGCCACAGCCTGACCGTTTCTGCCGTTGGGGTTCTTCGGGTCAATGAAATCGCCCTGATTGCCTTTACCGGCGTAGGTGTCTGAGATATTCAGCCAGAGCGTACCATCCGGACGCAAAACGCGCCTGACTTCGGTAAACACTTCCGTCAGGCGCGAGATATATTCCTTCGGCGTTGTCTCTCTGCCGATCTGAGCATCCATGCCGTAATCACGGAGCGCGTAATACGGAGGGGACGTCACACAGCAATGAACGCTGTCATCGGGCAGAGTTTTCAGGATTTCAAGGCAATCGCCGGTATGAATGATGTCAAGCTCTATAAAAACCAGCTCCTTTCTTCGGATTTGAGCGCATATCAGTCGGAGTAATACTCGTCCGGCTCGTAGTCCTCATCTTCCGTGAAGTTCTCGTCGAGATCATCAATCTCGTCCGTCCAACGGTCGAAGATTTCCTCGGCTTCCTTCGCTGCGTCGCGGTAGAGGCGCAGGCGGTTCTTCTCAAAGGCGGCGAAAGCAGGGACGAACTTGCCGAACTCGCGGATTGCCTTCATATCCTGCGTGCGCATATCTGCAACGCACTGAATGATTTCGGACATCGTGAGCAGATCGTCGATCATCAGCTCATACTTGTCCTTGGGGATAGATACGGCTTCATCATCCGCCGCGTCAGCGAAAGGGGTATTCTCATCGCTGTTGCTGCACTTGGGAACATCAACCTTGAAGTAGAAACCGATCATATCCACAGATACCTTGGTCATAATCTGACGCGCCTCCTTGACCTTTTCGTCGATGTCCTCCCTCACATGGAGGTAGGCGCGGTGATGCTTCTTGAGATCGCTTTCCAGTCGGATCAGATCGGTCAGCTCCCACAGAGCCTTAAACAGCGCGGAGGTGTTCTCTCCGTATTCGATAGCGTCCGCATAGGGAATGGTAATCATCTTGTTGTTCATATTCAAAAATCCTCCTATCAGTTCTGTACGGTTTCTTCTAAGCGGGTGGTCATGATGCGGTAAAGCTGGGTGTCCTTCGGGAAATCGTCCTTGAAGGGAACGATGGTCGAGCCATAGAAGATCAGCCCCTCACCGGCGTTGGAGTTGGTGATGTAGTTCTGCTGGCTGGGCGAGATGTTCAGCGCCTTCGAGAGAATCTGCCGGTCGCCGGATGCCTGATTTAGAAGGTAGACAAAATCCGAGTTTTCAAAAATGTTCTCCACCTCGCGGGAGGCAAGAAGATCCTTGACGTTCTGCGTGATTCCGGTCGGGATGCCGCCCCATTTTCTGAAACGCTTCCAGATTTCCACGCTGTACGCGGCGGTCTGTTCCTCTTTCAGCAAAAGGTGGAACTCGTCCATGTAGTAGCGCGTTGCCTTGTGCTGGGCGCGGTTGATGGTAACTCTGTTCCACACCTGATCCTGCACGATCAGCATACCGAGCTTTTTGAGCTGCTTGCCGAGTTCGCGGATGTCATAGCAGACAAAGCGGTTGTTGACATCCACATTCGTTCTGTGATTGAAGACGTTCAGAGAGCCGTGAACATAGATTTCAAGGGCAGTTGCGATGCGCTGTGCCTCCGGCTCCTTCTGATTTCTCAGAATGTTGTAGAGGTCTTCGAGGATCGGCATTTTCTCCGGCTTGGGGTCTGCAAGAAACTCCTGATAGACCATGCGGACGCTGCGGTCAATGATGGTTTTCTCAACCGGCTGCAAGCCGTCCTTGCCGCCGACAATCAGCTCGCACATGGAGAGAATGAAGTCGGATTTCAGCGTCAGCGGGTTTTCCTCTTCGGAGTAGTTCGTGTTGATGTCCAGCGGATTGATATAATCCGTGCTGACCGGCGAGATGCGGATGACCTGACCGCCGAGCTTCTGTACAAGGGGGAAATACTCGGCTTCGGGGTCGCAGACGATGATGTCATCCTCCGTGATGAGGAAGGCGTTCGTCATTTCGCGCTTGGCAGAGAAGGACTTACCGGAACCGGGTGTACCCAAGATCAGCCCGTTGGGGTTTTTGAGCTGCTTGCGGTCAACCATGATCATGTTGTTGGACAGCGCGTTCAGCCCGTAGTAGAGAGCTTCGCCGCCCTGAAAAAGCTCCTGCGTGGTGAACGGCACGAAAACCGCCGTGCTGGAAGTGGTCAGTCCGCGTTCGATCTCCACCTGATTGACGCCGATAGGCAGAGAGGACATCAGCCCTTCCTCCTGCTGAAAGTCAAGACGCTTGAGCGCACAGTTATACTTTTGGGCAATGGCGGCGGTCTGGAACACCGCATTTTCGAGCTTCTGGCGATTGGTTGCCGTGTTCATAATGAGAATGGTCACGAGGAACAGTCTCTCATTGCGGGTCTGGAGATCCTGCAACAGACGCTTTGCCTCACCGCCGAAGGTGGCGAGGTCGGACGGGATGATGTCCATATCGTAGCCGGAGCGGACTGCCTTTTTCTGCTCTTCAATCTTCATCTTGTCGAGGTCGGTGATCTTCATCTTGATGCTCTTGATTGCCTTCGCCTGGTCAATCGTCCGGATATGAAAATTGACCGTAATGTTGCTGTCCATCTCAAGGAAGTCGGCAAGCATACGGTCATTGAGTTCCGGCGCGAGGATTTGCAGGAAGCTCACCGCACCGATGGTTTTGCCCATCTTGAAGCACTTGCCTTCACGGAAGTCAAAGGAAGTGGGAGCGATGAAGTCCTTGCTGGAAAGCCCCGTCCGGGCAACCATATCGAAGGAAAAGCGGAACGGCTCATTGGTGTCCATGTTGAACACATCATGAAGCACTTTCAGCCGCTCGTAGCCGGACAGCGGCTCGGTTTTCACACCGAGGGTTTTGAAGTTGTTGAGAATGTCGGTTTCAATGCGTTCGAGCTTCGGCTTTGCCGTGCGGAGGGAGTCCGCCTCAATGCCGAAGGTGATGTACTTCTTCTTGATCAGTCCGTTGTTGCCCTTGGTGAGCTGGTTTTGCAGCATACCGGAATACTCGGAGCGGATGTCGTTGAAGGCGTCCTCCTGTGCCGGAATGTTGATGCGCTTGCGGAACTCATTGAGGCTTGCCTTCTGATTGATGAAGGAGAGCTGGACGAAAATCGAACTATCAAAGTAGTTCAGAAAGTCGCACCAGTTCTCAAAGATGGCAGTTTTGTCCTCGTTCTGCGCAAGCTGGTAGTTGATGTCCTCAAAGGCGATGGACTTCGTGTAGAGGCGGCTGTTCACCTTGCAGATACCGTCGCGGCACATCTCCACATAGGGAATGGTCTGCTGGGCGGACTTGCGGACTTTCTTTGCCTTCCTGTCCTTTTTCTTCTGCATGACGATCCGCTTCTTTTCCTGAGCGGAAAGGGCATCGCCGTAAACGACGCCGTTCTTTACGGTCATCTTAGGCTTTGCCTTTGCTGTGCTGTTGTTCAAGCTGCAATTCCTCCTGTTCTTTGATTTTCTGCTGAATTTCAGCGTAGAGATTGTTTGTGCGATAGGGACGCACCTTGTCCCGGATGAACATGGACTGTACGATGTGGTACAGATACTTTTCGGCGGGCTGACCGTCCTTCTCGTAAAGCGCGAAGAAGATGAACGGGAGCATGATCACCACCATCAGCATTGCCGCCGTAGACAAGTCGAGATGCGCCTTCGCCAGAAAGAAGATCGGGACGCCGACCGCCGCAGCGATGGAAAAGCAAATGAGCTGCCGCTTGGTCAGGTTGAACATGACCTTCGTTTTGACGCGGTTAAGATCCTTCGGGACCGGAACAAATGCCATTGACTGTTTCCTCCTTTCTAAGCTGCTTTTCATAGCGCAGCTTCATTTGTGCGGGATATTGATCCTCCTTCGGTTGACGCTTGCCCGTCCAGCGAAGCCCACCCGCTTTGCCTTGACAAATCCAGCCGGAAGCCCGAAGGCTTGCACCGTTTTCGCTTTCCAGTGTGTAGGTGATGATGCGCTTATAGCCCATAGCCGCAGCAGCTCTTGCCGCCGCACCGTAGAGAAAGCTGCAAGCGTTCTTCGCCCCGTTGGTGCATAGCCTTGTAACCTCCAATGTGAAGCCGTCATCCAGATACCGGCTGACGGGACGCCCGGCGATGATTACACCGACCAGTTCACCGTCTGCTTCACAGCCGATGGAAAACTTGTGACCGGCAACAGGCTTGTGATGCCGGTGATGCTGCCGGACGTACTCGTTGGCGTCACGAAGAGAAATGGGTCTTAGCCGCAGCATGGTGTTTCCTCCGTCGGAAGATGCGCTGTGCATTCGACCTCGTTGCCCCAAACATCCCAGCCTTCGGGAGACTGACGGGCAAAAAGCTCTACGCGGGGAAGGTCTCCCATGAGCCGGACAATGCGCTCCCGCGCTTCATCCGGTTTTTTGGAATGCTCTTCGATATGGCTGAGGATGACCTGACGCACACCGGCGTCAACACGCTTCGGATGTCCCTTCGTAGCAAGGATGCAGATTTCGGCGTTTGCCCTTGTCCAATACCCCATGCCGGTGAAGAGATCATCGTTCCTGCGGTTTTGCTTCACCCATACAAAAGCCACAGTCTTATAAGAAAAGCCCCATGCCGTCAGCACTTCGAGTGCTTCACAGAGGCACGGGAATGTGATCCAAAGGAACAGGGCGCAGTCCTTCGCGGCAAGCTCACCGACCGGAAGCGCCTTGATGTCCTCAATGCACATTGTCGGGTAGTGGCTTTCCGCCGACCGTCCCTGTCCCTTCTTGGAGTAAGTCCGATACGCCCAAGGGGGATCGGCGTAGATGATGCTGTACTTCTTCATGCTGCCGACCTCCTTAGTGCGCATGGAAAATGGATTTTGCGAGGCTTCCGGTCTTGAACAGCGAGAAGCACAGAATAACCGTGTACGCTGCCACAGAGAACAGAGCTGAATGAATGTTGTCTGCGATGATCATGCCGTTGATCAGCACCGCATAGATGCCGACGCAGACCATGATGAGAAAGCCCTGAAATGCCAGAGCGAACAAGCCTTTCAGATAGTTCGTGCCGATGCTGCCCCATTCGCGGTTGCTCATGGTTGCGATGGGAATAGGCGCAATGCTCACGGTGCAGTAAATCTCAATCATGCGCCCGTAGAGAATGACCGTAATGAGGATCGCCATGATTTTGAGGCACAAGCTGATCAGAAGAGTTTCTATCGACAGTCCGAGCAGTTCTCCGACGCCCATGTTCTCCATGCCGGTACGCATCTGCGCAATCGTCGAATCAATATCAATGCTGGTGTTGCCGTGGATGACTCCGGCTGCACCGGAAACCACGTTCTGCCCGATGTCGAATACTGCCATCACGATGTCAAACGTATGCGTCACGAGGTAGATCGCCACAGCCGCCTTGAAAAACCACTTGAAGAACATCCAAGTGTCCATGTCGTGAAGGTTGTTTTTCTCGGTGATCATGGAAATCAGCTCGTAGCACAAAACGAAGGTGATGATGATACCAGCGATGGGGACTATCACGTTTTCGGATAGCCCCCGGATCATCTGGTACACGCCGCCGTTCCAGCCGGACGGTGTTTGCCCAACTTCGGCGGCAATCGTTCCTACCTTCTCGTTGACATCGGTGAACATATTGGTCAGGTTGCTCTCGATCCATCCGATCAGCATATCCTTGAGAGCTTGTTCGATCTTTTCTAAAATGCTGCCCAATATTTCACCACCCTTCGGTTAAGCTGGGCTTGCCGTGGATTAGCCGAACAAACCGGAGAGCAGGGGGATGAGGGTCGTGCCGATCAGCACCACACCGCCGCCAGCCATGAGCTGCTTGATGCCCTGAGACTTAGCGCCGGGGTTGTCGTTGCCGTAGCCTTCCATGAGATTGACAACTCCCCACACCGCAAGACCCGCACCGAGGGCGATAACAAGCGTCTGGAGAACCGTAACTGCCTGATTGATAAATGCCATACTTGAATTTCCTCCTTAAATCGTTGGTGAATTGTGAAGGGCGAGTGCCTTTTCCAGCACCCGCCCCGATGGTTACTTCTGCGCGGCTGCCGGATTAACCGAACAGACCGGAGAGCAGAGGGATGAGGGTCGTGCCGATCAGCACCACACCGCCGCCAGCCATGAGCTGCTTGATGCCCTGAGACTTGGCGCCGGGGTTGTCGTTGCCGTAGCCTTCCATGAGGTTGACAACACCCCACACTGCGAGACCGGCACCGAGGGCGATAACGAGCGTCTGAAGAACCGTGACAGCCTGATTGATGAAAGCCATAGATTTTCCTCCTTGATTTGAAAAAGATTGGTTGTGTATTTTTGAAAATGGGCATAAAAAAAGAATGCCCCGTCGCTGTTCTGCTTTGGGATGAGCCATCAGGCTTTACCCACTGCGCAGTGCAGCGACGGGGCTTTAATCTGCATCGACCTCGCCCATATCATAGAGGTCGAATGTGTCATCGGGCTTGACCACCAGCTTGTGCTGCCGGTATTTCTCGATGTCAAAGGCGTTCCGCTTGTCATAGTCGGAGAGCTGCCGGTACTTTGGATGCTTCGTAATGTCGTATTTGTTACTGAGAAAAGGTCTCACGCCTCGAAGCTGCAAAATACACTTGGCTCCGTCCATGACGGCGATCTCATCCTGAGACATCAGTTCCTTGCCGGTTTTCTGATAATTCAAGCCATAGGAGTTGTTGTTGGAACGGGTTTCTGAGGTGTTGTAAAGGTCGATTGTCTCCTTGCCCAGCACCTCGCTGATTTCCTTGAGCGTGGATTTCTCCTTGCCGCCGAGGAAAAGGGTGCAGTCGCAGTTGCCCGTGATGGTGTCAGCCGCATCCTTGTAGATGGTCTTGAGCTGAGACTGGGACTGCAAGATGATTGACGCCGAGATTTCCCGGCTTCGGATGGTTGCGATGAGCTTATCAAACTTCGGGATTTGACCGATGTTCGCAAACTCATCGAGCAGACAGCGCACATGAACGGGAAGCCGTCCGTTGTAAACGTCATCTGCCTTGTCGCAGAGAAGGTTGAAGAGCTGGGAATACATGATTGCCACAATGAAGTTGAAGGTGTCATCGGTGTCGGAAATGATGACGAACAGCGCCGTCTTTCGGTCTCCGATGGTGTCCAGCTCCATCTCATCGTAGCTCATCAGCTCCCGCAGCTCTGCGATGTCGAAGGGCGCAAGCCTTGCACCGCAGGAAATTAAGATCGACTTGGCTGTTTTTCCCGCCGCCAATTTGTATTTGCGGTATTGCTTGACCGCGAAGTGATCCGGGTCACGGGCTTCCAGCTCGTCGAACATCTTGTCCACGGGATTCTTGAAGGTTTCATCGTCCTCTCTGGCTTCCGAGGCATTGATCATTTCGAGCAGGGTAGTAAAGTTTTTCTCGTGATCAGGTGCCTCGTACCAGATGTAACCGATGAGGGCTGTATAGTACAGCTTCTCCGCCTTCACCCAAAAATCTTCGCCGGACTTATCGCCATCTCCCTTCGTGTTGACGATGATCGTATTGACCAGCTTGAGGATGTCCTTCTCGCTGCGGATGTACGCGAATGGGTTGTAGTGCATGGATTTTTTGAAATTGATGGTGTTCAGCGACTTGATGACATAGCCGCCCTTTTCGAGCATCTTGCCGCACTCCACCAGCACTGTACCCTTCGGGTCAGTCACAACATAGCTGCTGTGCATCTGCATCAGGTTTGGCTTGACAAAAAAGCGCGTCTTGCCTGAGCCGGATCCTCCGATGACGAGGATGTTCTTGTTTCTGGCATATTTTGGCTGCTTCGGGCGGCTGTTCATGGTCAGGAACTCCGTCTGCGTCAAAATGACGTTGTTAGCGAACTCCGGGTCCGTGTACGGCTTGATGTCCTCCGGCTTGCCCCATCGGGCAGATCCGTATTCTTCGCCCTGCCGGAACTTCTTGCGGTTCTTGCCCTTGACATAGACCGCCAGCTTGAGCAGCGCACCGGCAACCAGACCGATGAGCAGATCAACGGGATGAAAGCTGGGCAGCGGATTTGCGAAGGTAGTGCCGAACACGGCAAAGCCGTTTGTCAGCTTGTCGATGAACTCTGTGCCGGGGGCGAGACGAAACACGGCGGCGATCTTATCCGCGAAGTAGAAGGCGAAGACATACGGAAGGTTCAGAAGAATGAGTTTCTTCACATCGGGTTTGTTCACAGCTCCACACCCCGATCCTTGGTCTTGACCTTGACCTTCTCTTTGTGTTGTGCCTTGCTCTGGGCTTTCTCATGATCCAGCTTGTGCCGGATGGACGGCTGTTCCTTCTGCTTGACGGTTTTGGCGGAGAACTCCTTGAAGGCGGCGGTCATGACATCAACGTCCCGACCCTTGAAGAAGACAAGATAGCTGGGCGGCTCTACGGAAACGTCCTTTTTGAGCGCAAAGTCCAGACCGTATTTGCTGGCAGTCCGCTCAAAGGACTTGATGTTGCCATCCGTCACTTCGATGTTGGAGATGGCGGCGTTCTGGCTCATCAGATGCTTGATGGACTGCTTGCCGCGATAGGTTTTGGGCTGCTGCATCTGCTTCTGCGCCTTTTCAATCTCCTGCACGAACTTGTCCAGCGCCTTTTTCAGCACCTCGGCAGAGATTTTGCCGCCCTTGATCATGATTGCAACAACTTTGGTGTTGACTTCATCCTGCATTGCGGCGTTTACCTCCTTTCGTTGGAATGATTATGGGGACTGCTGCCGAAGCTAAGGCGGCGCAATCCGGCGATAGATGCTTTTCATTTACACTGTCCTCCTTTCCGAGCATTGCTCACGATGGTATTCATTAAAGAGCGTCTTCACAAAGGCTATAATCGTAGGTCCTCGGCTTCTTTGACCCTGCCGATCTGTCCTGCCCGTAGAAATCATGATTGACGAGGGCGGAGTAGTAATTGTCTATCGTCAGAGAGGCGTTATACAGAGCGGTCAACAGGTACGCACGGATATTACGGATGTCTGACGGGTTCTTGTTCATTGCTTCCAGAACGTACTCAATGTGGCTGCTATTCAGCTTGAGAAAGCGGGATTTGACTACTTGCTGCGGCATATCCTCGCCATTGATGCGGATGGTCGGCGCAGTGGAACAGACGGCATCCAGCATGATGTCCATGATCTCCCGGAAGCGGTCTTTATCGAACTTCGGATCCTGACAGAGAATGTCGTAGTCAAGATTCTCTTTGATAATCTCTTCATACTCGCTTCGCTCATCCATCCTGTCCATCCCATCAAGATTGATGGATTGATAGTTCTTTGAGAGAGTATTTCTTTCTTGGGTAATTACTTGATCAGTATTTATTTGTGCGGACTTATCCCCGTGTGGATTATCCACATCTGGCTTCTCCACACATGGATTTTCCGTGTGTGGCATTTCCCGTTCTGGCGTGGACTCCTGCGGCTCTTCGTATATCTCAAAGATTGTGCTGCTCATCCTGCCCTTACCGTCTCTCTGCCGGTGCCTGACGAGGTAGCCGTGTTTCTCAAGCTCACGGAGCGCGGAGAGAACGGCATCCGGACCTTCCTTGCAGATTGCAGAAAGTCCCTTGGTCGAGAACTTCCAGCCATCATTGAACGAGAGCATCTTTGAGAGAAGACCGACTGCCTTGAGTGACAGGCTCTTGTCTCGAAGGTGGAAGTTCGCCATGACCGTATAGCCACGATTCTTGTTTACGCGATAGACTGCCACAGAAATCACCTTGCCATCTTGGAAAGCAGCTCTTCGCCGCACTTTTTCTGGAACTTCATTCGGATGACATCCTTGCCCTTCGGCGTGAAGTAGGTCTGAGAACCGGTGTAGCAGTACGTCACAAAATCGCGGACGATAAACAGCCCGGCATTGCTGTCCTTGTTGTAGGGAAGAAGCTGACCGGAGGGAGATCGGAATAGGTACTTCTCCCTGAGAAGAAACTGGACGAACTTGCGCTCCGGGATTTTCAGTTCCTTCGCCGTCGTTCGGATATTGGTGCAGTCATCCGGATTGATGAAGGCGTCGTAGTAATCGGCTTTGGACTTTGCCGTGTTCAGCTCACACTCAAGAGCCTTTACGCGATTCTTTTCCAGAATCAACGCCTGAGCAAACTCCACAATGACCGCCGGTTCCTTCTGAATGCGTTCCAGAAGGGAGTCCGTCATGTAGCCGCCGGTCTTGCGAATGGTAGGAATGACCTCATCAAATACCCACAGTTCAAACTTTTCAGCCGCAGGAAGTTTGCTGCGAATAATTAGCCGATAAACGTCTCCTTCCGGGATGAAGTTGATACTCTGAACTTTCCCGCTGATAGGGGTAGAACGTTTCGTTATAGCCCTGCAATGGTCGTTGACCGCCTTGTTCGGGTTGGTGTAACCGAGTGCCTTTGCAACATCTGCCGCACAGAACAGAACTTTTTCTCCTTCGAGGATTGTTCTTACCTCACCAAACTGTTCATTCTTGAAGATTTCGATTTTGTTATCCATGACAGGTTTCCTTTCCGGCATCAGATGTGCCACTTTGATTTTTGAGTGTAGAAACGAGATTGCAGCAGTAGGGACACTCTGCAAACACGCAGGACTGATATTTCCAGTGAGGACGGTGAAAGCGGCAGCTTCGGCACTCAGGGAGAATGCCATCCGCGCCGCTGTCAAAATGCTCAAAGCCGGGTGTGGTCTGCATCAGCAATTCCAGTGCTTGCAGATTACCGGCTGTCATGCGTTTCAT